TCTTGAATACCTTGCGCTCTGCGAATTTGCGGAACGGCTCAGCGGGAATGTCGACATCCGCCGCATCGTATAGCGGTTTAAACTTAGCCGCTTGGCTTTCGTACAGCTCTTCCAAGAAGTCCAAGCCATACGCGCCAGACGCGTCCATCTTTTCTGCGGTGACGTCTGCAATGCGTCCGCCTTGCTCAACGCTGCGCTCCATCAGGGATTCAAGTACACCCGTGCGTGTCGCTGACGGCACCGCCTGCGCTGCATACGCCGCCCCACGGGTCGCCTCACCGATGTCCGCTGGCATCATGGGTGCGCCAGCCGCTTGCGCTGTCTGTAGGCGCTCCAGTGCGCTCTCAGGCGTCAACCCTTCACGCTCTAGCGCCTTACCCACGCGGCGCTCCGCAAGTTTTGCTGCACGCTCTGGGCCGCTCAGGCCGAGCCCGTCTAATGCACGCGCACCAATGTCAGCTCCGGCTGCAACTGCAAACGGCGCCGCTGCGCCTAATGTGCCTCCAACTGTGCCGCCCATGGCTGCGCTCTCTAGTCGGCTACCCAGTCCACCTTCACCTGCACCAAAGCCAGCCACAGCGCCTTCTGCGGCGCCGTATTTAGCGCCCTGCAGTGCGGTACGGCCTAAGCCGCCAGCCTTGGCGCCTGCCAATGCTCCACGCGCTACAAGGCCCGCTGGAACGAGTGACGGGAGGATTGCGCCGCCAACCTCAAGGCCAGTGGCCAGAGCTGGGCGTGCACGAGCGAAAGTCTTGATGTCGCCGCGGATCTCTTTAAGTAACGCGTCACGATCTTCGCCGGTGAATGTTGACCTAACGTAAGCCTCTGCCTCGTCACCAAAGCCTAGCGTGATACCTTGCGCCAGTGTGCGAAGTGCACCGCTGCCGGTAGCCTTCGCGGCTTTAGGCTTCTTGGCTGTCTTGGCTTTTTCTGCCTGCATTCGCTGCACTTCGGCTAGTAGAACGCGTGCGTCGTCTTCGTTGCCTGCGGCGTCTGCCGCTTCTGCAGCTTTGATCAAGGCTTCAATGGTTGCCATATTACTAATCCAAGTTGTACTTTTTCAGTAGTTCGTTGACACGGTCTTCTGGTGCAAGCTCTTTTTCGAGAGCGGTGATCGTTTCGCCTAACTTACCATAAAGGCGAAAAATGTTTTCGGCTGTTTGTACTGGCATCTCAACTGGATCGATCACGCCGCTCAATTGACCAAGCAAGCGGATGTCGCTGTCTGACAAGATGCCTAGCTTCGCGCCGGCAGAGATCACTTCTGCCATATTTTGGAATGTCATAATAGCGCCGAGCTGGTTTGCCGCAGCTTGGAATTCCTTAAAGCGGCGACTGTCAGGGATAAAGCTTTGGCGCCTAACGAAGAAGCTGCTTGGATCGAGCTCTGCATCACCAGACATCATCGCTGCCAACTGTGCGTCTAGCTCCTCGCCCTCTAAGCCTAACGATGCGCCCAACGCGTCACGCGCCGCGCCCATGGCTGTTTTAGCTTCCGTCAACTTGCCTTCAGAGACTGTGCGTTTTTCTGTCGCTGCAGCCTCTTTGGTTCGCGCATCCTCTAGCTGCGTGCGTAGCAGCTCCATGTTTGTGTTGAACGCGTCTAGCTGATCTAGGCCAGCGTATACACCTAACTGTCCTGTAAGCTCTGCGATTTTTTGCTCGATCTGTGCGGCGGTCATATCGCCGGCGCCAGTAGAGGCCGATGTGGGCATTGCCGTACCTGCACCCATCAACATTTGCATCAATTGTTCGCGTCGCGCTTGCTCAGTCTCTAGAATAATTTGCGCCTGACGCTCCTTACGTGCTTGGTCTGCGCGCTTTGTAAAGTCGCCCATCAAGGTAGCAACTTTTGTTCCCTCTTTACCCTGCAACGCCATGCCGGCATCTGAGATTGCGGCAAACGCAAGCATACGCTTTTGCGTCTTTGATAGCGAACCGTATGGGTCAACTGACTGCTCTGCCGCAGCTAGTAAATCTTTAGTCGGTGCAGGCGTAGGTGCTGGGGCTGGTGTAATCGCTGCAGTTGTTCCGATGACTTGCTGATCCACTGGCACGTCTGGGGGTAAAATTGCGTCTGGATCATATGGCAAGTCAACATTGCCTTCGGTTATGCCGTATGGAACTGGCCGTCCTCGGAACGATGGGCCCATTGTAGGTGTTAGTGGCCCTTGCACCTTTTCTATTGCACGCCGGAATGAATCAAATGAAGACATTATTAACTCCTACTTTCCAAACCCAAAGCCGCCAAAGCCGGTGCCAAGATTACCGAAACCGGTGAGCACCCTACCGAAGCTGCCCATTGGATCGCGTGTTGTTCCTGTCGTAGTTCCAATACCTGCAGGGAATGACGCGGATCCACCTGTGAGAGCCGCAAATTTCGTCAGCGGATACTGGTTTTCCATGAGGTAGGCTTCGTATGCCTTATCAAGTTCATCCTGTGTTATGGCGCGCTCTGTCTCTCCCGCGGCCATACCGGAGCCAAGTCTACTTAACTCAGTGCTAAAGATGTTGCCTCCAAGGCCAGCTAATGCACCGGCTGCGCCTGTGCGTAGACCCATCTCCTGACCAAAGCGGCGATCCGCCGCACCATATGCGTCGCGTGCAATGCCAGCTTCTAAGTTTGCCATTTCAATGTCGCGTGCAACGTCGCGCTCAGCTTCGTAAACGCCGCGACGTCCAGCGCCAAACGCACCACTCCTGATTATGTCACCCTCTTCGCCAACTTGTTGCTGCATTTGCTGGCGACGTAGGCGTGCACGCGTTGGGTCTAGAATAGCGTCCATGTACTCTTGCGCGTAGCCTGTCTTCGTTTGCTGGATCTCTTCCGGTGTCATGCCAGCAACGCCGCGGTAAATGTCGCCAGCTTCCGTATACTCACTGGGTAGTGCAAGGGCGCCGTACCCGCTAAGCATTTCGCGCTGCAGATCAGTTAGTCCGGCCGTGCGACTGGCGTCATATGGTGAAAACGTACCCTCTGCAATCTCGCCAGCCACAGGCATGATGTACTCAGAGATGTACTCTTCCTGCGTCGGGTCCATTGAAGCCGTTTGTGTCGTTGTCGAGGTGCCCATTAATTTAGCTCCATTTCATAGTGCCGATACATTTCCTTAAACCCACTGTCCTTGGCGTATCTCGCAAATCCTATTCTACCGTCGGCCTCAATGGCCTTTAACTCACTTTTCTTCGCTACATCTTTGAGGGCTTCAAGTGCGTAATCCATCCAGACACTCATTTTAGCACCGCCCATAAACTCAATGAATAGCGTATGTCTTTGAGGGTGCTTCATGACGCATGTCGTAAACGCGGCAATCAACGTGTCCTGTATGTACACAGTCCATAACAGACTGCGGCCTTCTAGCAAATCTGATACAACGTCTTCCATCGATGCGTTGCGCTCATTTTTTCGTATCGATGCCTCTAGTAGAGGTAGCGCCCTGACAACTCCATCTTGGACATCCTCAACTTCCGGCACGATGCGGATCTTTGGCCTTTGTTGGAAGTTTACAACATTATCAGTCAAACGTGAACCCTAACCATGTAAGCGCGTAATATGCAGTGTTGTAGCCGGCGCCGCGGGCGAGAAAGCTGTCGCTGCGCTTGCGTCTAAGAACCCTGACACTGAATCTACCGCCCACATTACCTGCAAGTAATCGCCGGCGCTTACGTCAAACTTAGCGGAGCGCGAAACCACGACTGTTGAATTATTCTGGTGCAGTGAATAAACAATGGTATTGTTCGTTGCGTCTGTGCCGTTAAGCCTTGGCCATAAGTAAAACTTAACCGTGCTAGACGACGTCGACGTAATCTGCGCTGAGAACATCAAAAGGTATTCGCCAGCCTGATTAAACACAATTTTACTATTGTCTGTCGCATCCCGATCTATACCGACATTACCGCTTGGCGCATCGTACGTTATTGCGTACGCCGTGTTTACGGCAGCCGCGGTTACGTCTGTTGTGCGATAAAGTGATGCGTGACCATCTTCCAACACGATCTGCACAAACGCCCCATCTTTAGAGACAACAGGATACTTGTTTTCACGGTCCCACAAAATCACGCCATCTTCTGACGGGTTATCGGCAGATGTCTTAAAACCCAACTTAGCCAAGTTAGACTGTAAAAACTGATTAAGCTGCCGACCCCATTGGAATAGATCCGGACCTATAGGGGGGAGAACGGGACTAGGCACTATCGGTTACCTCCGGCATTTGCATCGATACGCATAGTCCCGACTTTCCACTGTGTTGGCTCTTGTCCCTCTACTCTCATTCTTAACTGACGCCCAGAAAACCTTACACTTGTAGGGTTAGATGGCGTAAATGGGCCGTGTGTGCTTTCAGTACCATTAGGGTAAAGACGTGTCTTGAAAGTGACGTTAACGTCACCTTGTGAGCTTTCGTCTGTAATAAGGTTAGTAACTTTTGCAATCCTATCACCAGAACCTATGGTAATAGGGCCAGTCTCTGCAAAAGTTGTTTCGCTGTCAAAGTTGTAGCCAACCTCATGATCATAAACATCTGAATCAGCGTCGTGTCCTGCAAATAGTGGATACCGAAATACACCTCTTTCTACGCCAGATGTCCTTGAAAGATTACCTATGAGCCAGTGGTTTTCCTTGTAGTCATATGCAACGTACCTATCGATCTCATTACTTGTAGAGCTACAATAGAACCACCAGATTTCACCAAATTGACCATTAGCGACTGACCATACCTTAGATTGCTGTGCTGCGTTGAAGTCGTTGAAGACGTAATCGTGAACGTCACATGAAACCTCTGTGACAGCATTCCCGTCAAATCTGAAAAAGCCACGCTGCCCCATCCAGAATACACCAGCGTCGACATCAGACGCAGCCTTACGAGAAATGACACCGCACGACGTACCAACTCTACTAAATGAGTAAATGTACGGTGGACCAGAATACCGCGCCGCGTGCGCATCTGTGTCTGTAATTATTAAAGTTTGCCCGCGCGTGCGAATACCCTGCATAATTTGGCCACTTGTCTGTAACTCCTGAGAACCGGCTTGGTTCGTTGTTGATGGAGCCCACAGCGTGTTGTCTTCAAAATCGCACCACTGCACCTTGCGACTATTTCCGCCTGCGCCTAATGCAAAGATAAAACGCTCTTCTGTAACCACTAAGCCAAGGTTATTTGTTGGCGCATTAGCTAAAGGCGCAGCGTCTGCCGATGATCCTAACTGCCACTCTAAAATGCGTCCATCGTCATAATGGCAAGCAACAAGATATTCACCGAAATTATCTAACGACCAAGTTGTTGCATCTTGGGGAACACTAGCTTCTGTTTCTTGTCGGGGTTGGCCGTAGCGTCCATACCCATAAAACAGACCGCCATATCCTGTATTCACATCTGCATCTTCACGCCCTGTGGCCAAGTCAGTAGGCGTAATGTCATATAGTGTTCCACCGCCAGTCATGACTTTAAGCTGATCGTGTGATCCGCCCGCCAAGTAAGCAGTGTTATTAAGTGATTGCCAAGTGTGCATTCCGCGTATTGGGTTTGTGCAGAATGACGTCTTGCGGTCGGTCCAGCCACCGATCGGACGCAGTGAGTTATCACGCCAACGCACAAGTGAGCCATCGCGCCAACGTCCGGCTTGCTCTAATTCTGTGCCGTTTCTGTAAAATCCTGCGGGGATGTCTAGCGGTATTAACGTCATGATGGCACCGTGTATGTTCCCGATGATGTAAATTCTTGCACGTCGTTGCCAACTGTAAACTTGGCGTATCCGCCCGCGCCGTCCCCACCGCCTGCGTTGCCTGTACCGCCCGCACCTATAGTTACGGTGATAGTAGAGCTAGGCGCTAGAAGCAAAGTACCCGTCTGACGTGTTGCTGCTTTACCGCCGCCACCGCCATTGTTAGCTGAGAATGGAGCAGCCCCTCCGCCCCCACCGGCGGCGCCATAAGAAGTGGAAGGCGCTGGAAAGCCTGCCGTTTGATTGCCGCTGTCAGAGTTTAAGCCACCAGAGCCACCCGCGCCGTAGTAAGAAGCCTCACCTGCCTCACCAATTCTGAAAAGACCATCAAACGGGGCAGGTTGTATACCACCTACACCGCCTGTAGATGTTACTGTACTAAATGATGTGCCGCTAGATGACGCAAGTGAACTGTCTGTACCCGCGTTACCGTCCCCAGTGCCGTAATAACCGCCTGCACCTTCACCACCACCGCCAATAACTTCATAAATTACAGACTTGGCAAGCACTGCATCGTAAAAGTCTGACATAGAAATCGGGCTGCCGGTATCAGGTATCCCTGTGTTGTTTGCCGTAACTAAATCTGGGTCAGCATTTTGGTAATACTCTGACAAGCTAATTGGGTCAGAGCCGCCAAACTCCGACTGGATCTCACTTAGCTTTATCGCCCCTGATGATTGCAGTGCCATTAGATGCTCGTATCTTTAGCCGTTACATCGCCGTATACTGTCAGATTGCCTGAGCTATCCAACTTCATGTATGTCTGTGATCCAATCTTAAATAGTAGGTTGCTGCTTACATCCTCTGTTACAGTCCAGCCGCCGACTTCTACTGTCGTGGCATCGACTGTTGGAATAACCGCTGTACCCGTAAATGTTGGTGATGCTGTAGGCGCCTTTGCGTCTAACTGTGTTTGTATTGCCGATGTAACTCCATCAACGTAATTTAGTTCCGCAGCGGTTGCGGTAATGTCTGTGCCGCCAATCGTGAGTGTACTTAAATTTGGCGCTAGTGTGCCAGACGTTCCATTTACGCTGTCAACGATAGTGTCTAGCGCAGTGTTAATTGTGGTACCCCAAGTGTTTTCAGAGCCGCCAACTGTTGGTTTTGTTATCGTGATAGCCATTGCATATTCCTTTGTTAGTGGAACAATAACACGTTAGCTTGCTTGCGTCCATGTATCGCTGCTAACGCCTTGCTCTGTCCAAATATCATCTGTAGTAGACTGATCGCTCCAGCTTTCTGAAACGTAATATTGTTCCATCCACGTAAAACGCCAATCAGGTACATCAATTGCGCCGGTGCGTATATCGTTTGTATGGAAAATATACTGTTGGGTAAGTAGCGTATCATCAATTACAGGTACACCAGCCACAACCTCTATAGCCTGCATCACATGTTCTTGTGTGATGACGGGGCTATCGACAACAGGTATGCCAAATGCAACGTCAACAGGCGTCATGTTGTGAAGCTGCGTAATAGATGGCGCACCAATGGATGGTGCTCCTAACGTAATATCAACACTTGTGACATTGTGAATTTGAGATATAGCGGTGCTATCAACAACAATCACCCCAAGCACCAATGCTCCCGCAGCAAGCTCGTACTCTACCGTGCCGACGCCTGCAAACGTGTCACTAGCAAAAGGGTGAAAGCCAAACATTATCTTTTCCTATGGTTTAGTCGGCCAAGTCACATTATGTGGAAAACCTGATTGACTTGGAACGTTCAACAAATCCGTTCTATATTGCAACCATGCGTTTTGATCTTCAATTGACATATCCGCCCAACGCAATGGATTTGATACAACTGGGTCAACATACATCTCAAGAAATATGTTTCGCTTATGTCGAACTGCCTCCGCAACCCCAGCATCTATTTCAGCTTGGGTTGGAACAGGGTCATCAATGAATGTGGTAGTGTCAGTCGTAATATCATAAATTACACTCATACTTTATACCTCACTTGCATTGTCCCCGCCGTGTGTGAACCCCAAGATGGGTTTGTAATCTGAACACGATCAAGACTTGCACCCAAATCAACCGCACCCATTTGCAAGAAGACTGCATCTGTATCAACAAGGTTCGCTGCAACGTGCCATTTATGACCCGTGCTTAATATTCTTGTGCATATATAACGACCATAATATGAGTTGGTTATGTTATCATATGCCCAAATTGCGGTCTGATCGAACTCCCGCCACTGGGGTGCGTTTCTATAGAAATAATGGCCACCTTGTGAAAGGTAACTAGTCGCATATCCCGAACTTGTACCCAATCGGAAACCCGTGTCTGCGTTATGGTTAAAAGCATCCCACAAATGCACCTCAACATGATTAACACCTGAAGGAATGCCAGTGATAGAAGTTGTTTGTCCGCTTAATGAAACCGAACTTGAAAACGAACCTTCAATTTCCTGAAAGTTGTTGTCCATTTCAGTGTGTGTTAATGCCGACCCCTTGGTCGAACGTAATGTGATCGCCATTAGTAATCATACCCTTTTACTGTCGAAACATAATGACCCTTGCGTTTTTCACGCTGGTCGAAAATATATTCGAAATATTGGTCCATTCGGCTTTGCCAATCATCTTGGATTTCTGGGTTGACGATACCACATTCAACCCCATTCAAGCAACTCTGGATGGTTGCCGCAGGATTATCAGACAAAAACATCATGCGGTTAATGTGATAGAACGACCCTTTGTGTACTTCGTTGTACACATCAATCGGGTCTATTTCTTTGCCCATTGCTACAGCATAAACGCAAGTTTCTGACATATGGCTAGTATGTACAACTTCTGCATCTTGCAAAATTGCATAAACGTCGTGACTGCGATCCAACACCATGTCACCAAGAATGTCCCGCAATTCTCCGACAAGCGCATGTGTGGTTAATGGGTGCGGCTTGAACCAAATATTGCCATCGTACTTGTCTCGCAGGTAGCATAGTTTGTTAAGGCAAATTGTCTGCTTTAGCTTGTTGCTGCCCACTGGCACAATCAAGTGATCCCGCTGCTCTACATCAGTATGCTTGATGTCTTGGTACTTATTCGATGTTTTTGCCTTTACCTTTTCACGAAAGTATCCAAGAAAATCATAGTGATCGACCTCTGACGAAATGTAAGCGTGTTCCATTTGCTGCACGCGCATTTCTTGGTTTAATGGGTTCATCATAAAACAATGCGCCCATTCTGTATATTGTATCGTTTTGAAGTACGTTAATTCGTTAGCTACAACGTCGTATGCATGTTCGATACGGTACTTTCTAGCCAACTTCAAAAAGTGTTTTTCGCAATCTTTCAGGTGATACAATGTTTCGGATTTTTTTATATCGTCACCAATGCGCTCTTTAATAGATGCGCGATTAAACATTTCCATCGTGTCTCTCCCTATGATGGATTGTAGAATGACGTAACGCGAAGCGTGTTAAACGTCGTTACGGTGCTTCGAGTAGTAGCAAACGTCGTTGTAAATGTCGATGACGTACTGAAGGTTGTGGTAAATGTGGTGGTTGTAGCTCGGCTTGTTGAAAACGTCGTGGTCGTTGCGCGCGTGGTGTTATAAACGGTAGTTGTAGCTCGCGTCGTATTGAAGGTTGTAGCTGTGTTTATGCTAGTTGTGTGGCTCGTCTGATACGTCGTAGTTGTTGATCGCGTCGTAGAATACGTTGTAGTTGTAGCGCGACTTGTAGAGAAAGTCGTTGTAGTAGAATGACTTGTCGTATGGCTGGTCTGATATGTGGTTGTCGTGGATTTAGACGTACTGAATGTGGTAGTCGTGGACTGGGTTGTGTTGAAATATGTGGTGTAAGTAGTGGTTGTAGTCTTACTTGTACTAAAGTTAGTAATTGTAAATCGCGATGTAGCGTATGTGGTAGTCGTGGATTGAGTGGTATTATAATACGTTGTGTAGGTCGTTGTTGTAGATCGGCTGGTATTGAAAGTCGTAGTGGTACTGCGACTAGTTGAAAACGTAGTGGTTGTGGATTTGGACGTACTGAATGTTGTAGTCGTAGATCGACTAGTATTAAACGTAGTGGTCG